CCATACAGTGGGCCGCCGTGCTGAGGTGAGGGACTCTCAAGCGGGATGCCATTTATGGAGTGGATGGTTTGGCCAGAGATGGTTGGGTCTCCGGGAATGCCGATCATGACCTGATCTTTGAGCTTCTCAATGTCCACAGTCTTGGGCAACGGACGTTCAGCACCTGTTGGACGGATGTCGTGCACCATCTCTTTTTCTTTGGCAAACTGCTTTTGGGTTTTGCCAGCAACAGATTGTGTACCCTTGTCACCACGTACAAACTCGCCAAGCATTTGTGGAGCCATACGTTGGGCAATAGCCTCAATCTCTGCTTTGGTTTTGGGAGCGGCTCTGATCAGCTTGGAGATAGCTCCACCGCCTGCCATCTTCTGATTGTTCAGCTCCAGCATCATGGCGTCTGGGTTGTTGGAGATGGCCACACCGCCACGCTTCATGCCTTCGGCTGGTGGAACTTCTCCCAAATAATTCTTGAGTTGTTCGATTCGATCTAAATTCCTACCAAGAACGTCATACTTGCTTTCGTTGCCACCAGAAAACGACTCTGGGTCTTGCAACATAGCCTTGAGCTCTTTGTATGTGTAAGGAATCTTAGGGTGAACCGTTACGTTCCTGTTGTAATCAAGCGATGAATACTCTGGGCTTGGGATCGGGCCTCTGTAATTCAAATAATCTTTGTCAGCTTGGCGGTGGCCTTCTAAAGCTGGGTGCTCTTTTAAAAACTGCATTGCAGAGTCAACCCGTGGCTTATACATGTTTTCAACTTCAGCAAGGTCTCTGTATTCGTTGCCAAACTTAACCAAATCAGTGTTGTGCAAATCGCGAATATCAGTCCACTTGCCGCTTTTTACAAAGTCTTGGACATACGGGATGTAATCGGCGATAGGCTTAGCATTTCCTTTGCCCTTGATCTGTCGAATCTCAGCAGGCAATGGCCCTAAGACTTCGTTGGCCGCCATCTGGAAGGCGTCCATTCTTTCGATGTTTGGAGTGTTTTTAACCAGATCCTGAGCGCGGCTCAATATGGCCTGCTTCTGCTCTTCCGTTGGGCGTGGATATTGTTCTTCAAAGTTTCGGTTGTATTCAAATGTATCTGGCAACTCTCTGCTGGCGCCCTTGAAGCTATAGCCAATTGGGTGCGCACCACTGGCAACTTCAATAGTGGCATGAGGGGCTCCTCTTGAATCAACCAACGAATAGATCTTGGCTCTACCGCTCTTGATAGCTTCCCATCCACCCAAGCCATACGCATCTGAACCCTCATCGCCTGAGCCTGATACCCAATCAGGATGGCGCTTAGATGGCTCGTAGCCTTTGACGGAGTGACCCATGGCTTGAGACTCAGCGGCGAAGTTGCCGGGCTGATTAAGCTGAACCCACTTGTATCCCTCTGGGTATTCTTTGTACACAGGCAAGTTGGCACGGGCCGACGCACGCTCCGCATTCATCTTGCGAGCCAGATCCAAGTTGTACTCTTGGGTACGCTTGACTGCCTGCTCCACGCTCAGCTTGTTCAGTTGATCAGGGCGAAGGCGCTGAGCGGCCAAGTCTTGGCGCAACACATCCATGACGTGCTCGAAGCCCAAGTCACCCATATATCCTGAGTACATCTTTGTCTCAGGATCAAGCTTGGCAACAAAAGGATTGTCTTGAGCGGCAAACTTAGGAAAACTACGGTCTTGATCTAGCAATTTCAAATAGTTGCTGTCCGTCCTTCTCAAGTCATCCAACATGCCAACAGCTTCAGCCTTTTGATCCCTTGGCATAGAGTTGATCAAAGATGCAATACTCTTCTCGTCCAACCCTTTATCTCTTAAAAGATTGCCCCATTCTCTGTTTATGTTTTGATAAACAGCAAGTTGCTCTTGAAGCGCCTTATCAATCTTTGGCTGTAGCTCCATAGCGGCTTGAATGTCGCCAGCTCGTGTGACCTTAATAGCCTCGTCAGCTTGGTGCTCCCACTTCTTTGATGGCGTAGTTGTTCCCATGCCTTCTGCTGGGAAGCCAGCTTTGATTCGCTCTTCTTTAATGTAGGACTTGGGATCCAGCTCAATGTCTTTCAGCATCTCTGATGGAAGGTGCGAGATGTTCTGCATGGCTATCTCGCGGTCATCCTTGGCCTGCACCATCATGGCATCGGCTTGGCGCTTTATGTTTGCCTTCTTGCGTGGGTCAATCTCCGTCTCAGCACGTTGCGCCATTTTTGCGGCACGCTCTTGGTCTTTGGAAAATTTAGACTCAATGCTGGCGTAGTTCTTTTCAATGAACAAACGAACAGGATCATCAGGCGTAGCCAATTGACCTTTGAAGTAACCCATCAATGCGGAGTCAGCCCATTTGTCCAGAGCCGCCTCGCCTTTGGTTTGTTCAAGTTGGTATAGAACACGGTCGATCTGATCTTGATTCAGCGTTGGATCTTTCAGCAGTTCCTCATGATGGGGAATGCGCTGAGCAGGCGATTCACCAGCGATTGGCTGGGTTTTGAAGCGCCACATATCTCCTTCTGGGACGTGGACGTTAGTACCACTCAACCAATTGGCTTTGCCAGTAGGCTTCATGACGTGAGGGGCGCCAGCAACGGAAGCCTTGGCGAACTCTTCAGCGCCGTGCTTGATGGCCTTGGGCAGTGCACCAACCACACGCAATGGTGAGCCGGGGCCTGTGTAGAACCCACCACCCAAAATGCCCAAGCCTGAAGCGGCCTTGCTGACAGGCGCCTCTGATCTGAACGGCAGGCGCTTCTCGATGTCCTCGCTCGTTGGCAGGACAGTCTTCTCGTCAAGATAGGGCAACATGCGCACCAATGATTCAATGTCACCGGGAGCACCGAGCACGCCAGACAGAGCACCACGCGCCAGATCAACGGGAACGTTCTTAGCCGCCTCACGGTCTTGCTTAGAACGGTTGCGCTTTAGCTGTGGGAATACGCCAAAGGCGGCTTGATCGTCGGACGGGTTGCGTTCAGCCATGGCTTATCCTGCTGAGTTGTTGCTGTTGCCCCAATGATACCTTGGGTGTTGGCATCCGTCCATCATGCCGCATACGGGTTCTCAAGCTTCTTGGCCATGCCGCTATCGATGTAGTCGTCCATGTCGTAGTCATCCCGTGGCGCGCCATCAATGTCCAGCCAGCCAGCATCACGCAGAAACCGTAGGCCTTGGGTGCAGGCGTCCACAAAGTCGTCATGGGTTGAGTCAGGGAAGCTACAGATCTGGGAGACGAAGCCCTCAGCCCAGTCCTTGACGTAACCCTTCCTAACACTGCTCTCAGGGATCCATACACGGCCAGCGGCGATGATGTTGGACACGATGTTCAGGCGCTGGATCTTGTCCGCACGGCCGGGGTTATACGCCCTCACAGGCAAGTGGCCACGGCGCAAGTCTTGGATCAGAGCTATGCCTGCTGACTTGTCCTCAACAAGGATCAGGTCTACGCGCTTCTTGTCCTTGCCCTCACCGTACACCACGTCGTACTCCTCGATCACCTTGGGGCGCAGGTCTGGGTACTGAAGGCGGTCTTGCCAGCAGTCAATGATCATGGCGGACATGGGCCCATCCAGCGGCTTGAACACACCAAACGTGATAGCGGCTGTCGGATCGTTTACAGTCTTCTCGGAGCTGGCGCAGTCGTAGCTTTGCACGATGTACTCGAACTTGGGGAATGGCTTGTTAGGCGCCCACAGCTTAAACATCTCGCGCTTGACGATACCTGACTCCTCTGGATCTATGAGTTCTGCGTGGATCTCTTGACGCCCGATGGTGGTTCCTTCATAGCTGAGGATCTGCTTTTGGAAGCTAGGAGCGAGGTTAGCTAGGTTGACGTAGGTAGATGCCGTCGTCAGAGCTACGTCGTCTCCTTCACGCCCTACGAGCTCCACAATGAGGTCTTTGGGTCTAGGTGTGGTGGTGGCGATGATCTGCGTCCTGCCATCAGCCTTCTTAAGACGCACAGCGAACTGGATGTTGTACCAAGCTTCGTCAAGATAGTCCCATGCCGCTAGCTCATCAAGCCATGCCCCATGGTATTGACCACCACGGAAACGGTCAGGCTCAGAAGCTGAGATGCCTTTGATCAGGCTACCGTTAATCAGGACAATCTCGTGCAGGGCTTTGTTGTAGTCTTGGATCAGGTTAGGAGGGATGACGGCAATCAATCCTGACTCACCCTCAAAACATGTGGCGCGTACATCCATCGATGTGGGAGCGGACACAAGCCAACGAGTGTTAGGGTTCTCCCATGCCCACCACCAAAGCTGTTCTGCCGCAGTACGGGTTTTCCCTGCACCACGACCAGCCAGCATAAGCCAGATGCTCCACCATGTACCTTGGGGTAGCTTCTGGTGATTGAACGCCCCAGAGAGCCATTTGATGCGTGTGGCGTATGCCGCTCCGTGGTAGGGCCCTAACTTCTTATGGAGCTCCTTGTCTTTCAGGATGTCCAGAATGTCCTGCTCAATAACAGCGCTCATTCGGCAATCCGAATCAGTTCTAGGCGTTTGACAGCTACATCCATGATGTCCCTGACGCCCACGTCAATGACAGTTTGATCTTCCTTCTGCTCTGGCGTTTTGTGCTCACCGTACTTCTTGGGCGCCATGCGAGCGGCTGTCCACTTGCGGGTGTCAACCCTCAGCTTCATCCAAGCTACGTAGGAAGAGTCAAACTTGACCTCGATCAGCTCCCCGTCCTTACCAACAACGTGAGCCAGCTCAGGCGGCTGGTCAACAATGTCAATCAATTCATCGAACTGCGTCTCAGCTTGAAGCTCACGCGCACGTGCGTATTTGTCGCAAAAATCTTCGTTGACAGCCAACCAACGGAACACCGTAGCTTTGTCTGGCATCTTCTCGTCTTTGCAGATCTTATTAAGGCTCTCCCCCTCAGCTAAGCGTATACAGATTAAGTTTGCTACTCTGTCTGTGTATGAGGAAGGACGCCCTAAGTTTGTCACTTCTTTTGTTTGCGGCTCACCTGTCACGTCGGCGACATCATCGCTGGGAAGACTCTTTGGTTTCTTTGCCATCACTGCACTCCTTTAACGCAAAGTTTAACGGATCTTTGTGTTTGTGTGCAATCAGTCCTTCAATCCCCTCATGATTCTTCTATCCATGTCTTTGATGGTCATCTTGAATTCTTTGTTTTGTTTCTCAAGGTTTGCGGCTTTTGTTTGGGCGTGTTTCAGCTTTGACTCTAGCTCCTGCACCTTCGTCTGTAGCTCAGTGATGGCTTTGTTTGCAAGTTCAGGGTTTTGTTCTATCCACTCTGGCGCCCAGATCTCCTCAGTCATCGCTTGAGTCCTCTAACATATGCCGCGAAGCTGTGAGCTGTGTCACCAAAGGGCATCTTGTCGAACTCTGCCGCTACCTCTTCCAGAGTGTCGTTCCTGATCTTGTTTGAGATGGG